GCCTTGAGGTGAGGCATTTACTTGTGATTTAGCGGCTAAATCATCTCTAAAAAATTCATATTCGGTGTTTGAATCAGATGAATCAACTAAATTCATATTTACCACAATAGCTGATGATGCATCGTTATTTGCACAATAAACACTTTTAATTATGATTGCTCCACTAGTAGGACAAGTAAGCACTGTTGCTTTAGCTGTATCAGCTTGTTTAAAACCTTGATTTTTATATTGTATAGTCATTAAGATAAAAAGTAATTATATGCATCTTGCTCTTCTTTCAAGTCATTTTGAAAAGCAAAATTTAATTCCATTTTAATAGTTTCAATTGATTGTAGAATTTGTCTTTGATTTTCTACATCATACTCTTGTTTAGGTTCAGGTATATATGCGGTTACTTTAGCCATTATCTAAATTTTCCTGCGCCACCCCTTCTTCCTCCAGTTCCTCCAGAAGTACCTGCGTCTTGTCCAACTCCTCTGTCTCCACCAAAGGCATCTCCTTGTGGTCCATCTCCTCCTTCTTTGCTCATAGCAAGATCTCTTGCTGATGGTGTAGCAGAAGGTCTTTGTGACATTTGTTTTTGTAAACCTCTTGCTTGTGCCATAGTCTGTGCTGCTCTATTTTCTCTTTCTCTAAGCCCACCATAACTTCTCATATCTAAATAATCAGCTAAATTTTTTGCTTGAGCAAAATCAGAACTTTGTATTCTTGCATTAAGTGGTTCTAATAATTTTGCTATACCACGTACAGGACTAAACCTAGATAAAAATTCAAATAAACTACCTATGCCTTTAGATTTTTTTTCTTCTTCAACGTCTGGTTCATTAGCAACGCCAAAAGAAGTATCTATAACAGGAGTTAAATCATCATATAATAAATTAGCTGCTATAGTGTCTTTAGCTATTTGTGGTGAAGTTGGCATTTCCATATCTTGATACTCTAAACCTACAAAAGGATCTTGAGCATAAAAAGAATCTGGAGGTATATTAAGTCTTTGTCTTACAGCTTCAGCAGCTTGAGTTTGTATTGGAATTCCTTGTGATACACCTTGATCGTATTGACTTAGATTTATGTTAAATGGAGTATTTGTGTTATTAAGAAAATTTCTATTTCCACTAATTAATGCTTTTTCTAAATCTGAAAGATTTCCAGAAAGTAAATTTTCTGCTAACGCTTGAGCAGAAAAAATACCTGTATTTGCCGCATTACTCAAATCAGGTTCTGCTGCACCCGCTGAACCGAATCCTAGAGCATCTATCGCTCCAGCTATGATTCCTTTTTCTGGAATTTCTTGTTTAGCTTCGTATGCAGCTTTCATTGTTTCATAGTTTGGTTGTGATTCTAACTTTATACTAGATTTTTCAGGATTGTATTGTTTTTCAAACTGTTTATCATAAAACAGTTTTTCCATAGGTTTTAATTGATTATATAAATCATTAAATTTTATTTCAGCCATTATCTTCTTCCATCTGGTTTTGCGTCAAGTCTTAGTGTACCGTAACGCCATGTTTCACCCACAGCATCACATTCTATTTTAAGTGCTACTAATCTTGCTCTTGCACGAGTGTCTACTTTATCAGTAGATGAGCTTATTGTAAAGGGTCCAAGTGGTGAGCTTGCAGCTGTGCCTGTTGGATAATTGTTTAATAGCAAAGTAATTTTAGAGTTACCAGTTAACACTTGAAAGTCTGGTATAAATCTTTTTACAGACATTATAAACTCACCATCTCCTCTAAAATTAGCAACACCTGAAGATGAGAAGCTAGAAGAGCTAGTAATATCATAATCCCCTGATTGAATAAAAGCATCAATAGAAGTAGTACCAGAACTGTTTACTTGATCAGTTCCTTTTTCATGTTCATAATATGTAGATGCACCAAAAGTATTTGTAATTCCTTGTATATCAAAATTAGGTGTAGCTGTCTTATCGTATTCAGTTGCGTAAGGAAGTTCAAACACCCCTTGATCTAAATAGCTAGTTCTAGCTAAAGAACTTGTAGTAAATAAATTCTCTGCATAATTATATGTTACGCATCTATCTATTTGTGAAGAACCATTTTTAGGATAGAACCAATTAATCTCATTATATAAATTATTGTGTTCAGAATAAACAAGAGGGCCTGAAGTATAATTAAGTCCAAGGTGATCGCCGTTTGTAGTAAACACAAAGTCTTCTACTAAACAAGGTATGTATTTAACTGTACCATCAAACTTAAAGAAACCACCTTCACTAGACATCCAGTATACTTCACCATTAGAATAGGTTAAAGCGTTCTGTCCAATGCATCCACAGTTAGTACCAACTTGTTTTAAAGAGAAAGTAAAAGGAGGTCCTACATATTGAATAACATAAGCTGCAAGATCAGTTAATACTAATGTATAGTCTTTACCTGAAACAGCAGCCATAATTCTATTACCTTTATCTAATCTAAAACTACCTGCCGTGTTAGTAGCAGTTGGTTGATATTCATTAAAATTTTCTTGATCACTAAATCTAATAAACATAGGATCTAAAGTTGTTGTATCTCCAATAGTTGTTTCAGTTCCAAAATGAAATACATGTCTATCTCTATCAGAAACTTGTGTTAATCTACTAGCAGTTGGTGCGTTAGCCATTACAGTTGCTCTATTATTTTTTGGATTGTTTGCACCTGCATTCCAAGTAAATGTTTTACCACCATGAATTGTTGCAATTAATATTTGACCAAAGTTATCAAGGCTCCAGAGGCCTGCATCAAAAACCACGTTAGAAGATAAAGAAGCTGATCCCCATCCAATATAATATTCAACCGTAGCACCATCACTGTGCGCTGATCTAGTTCCTGCTACAGCTCTTGTTATACCTGTTAAATTATTACCAGTTATTCCTGTATAAGAAATATATTCTGCTCCTACTTTTATAACTCCTGTTAAAGGAAAACCAGTTGTTGATGTTAACGTAATACTTGTACCTGATCCTCCTGTACCAGCAGTGTCATCATTCAAAGCACCATTTAAAGTATTTGTAAATCCAGAAGATCCAGCCCATGCAGCTGTACCCCAACCAAGACCTGCAGTTTGGAAAGTTGTACCTACGAATACATACGGATCAATTTGTGCAGATCCTGTACCTGAAGAACTACCTGCTGAGGTAGTAGGCATAATAATTTCAAATGTGTTTGAAGTCACATTTCTTATTTCAAAAGTATTATCTTCAAAAGCAGTCACTGTATAACCAGAACCTGTAGGAACAGTAACAGAAGAAAATTTTACATATCTCCCATTTGCTAATCCATGAGCTGTTTTATTAACTGTAACTGTTGTAGAACCAGATACTGATGTAAATGTAGCGCCAGTAATCGCTGTATCTAATGGAGTAATATCATAAAACCGGTTGTCATTAAATAAAAATAAACCCTGAGAAGTTCCTATGGCGGCATATTGTTCACCTGTTATAGAAGTGAAATCATGCTGTGCTCTTGCTGCTCCAGGTAATGTATTATTATTTGTAGTTAACTGTGACCAACCACCTATCTTTTCAGGTAGTCCATATCTAAATCTAACAAAATCTCCATCAACCCACTGCGATTCTGCACCAGACTCAGTGATTTGTTTGTCGAAACCAGGCTTGAAATTTAATTTTTGTAGCATATAGTGCGTTATATAGTAGTTTTATAGATAAAGAAAGTAGCATAATAATGGATCATTTAGAAGCAATTGTTGAGATAAAAAATATAATAGACCCTGCTTTTATAGATAAAACAATACCTTTCATAAATAAAAAAAGTAAAACTCATTTAGGAATTAATAAAGGAGTAGATAAAAATATTAGAAATGTAAAAGGCTATTCTTTAAATGATCACACTACTACAAATAAATTTTATTGGAATTTTATAAAAACAGAAGTAGAAAGATTATATATTTATTACAAAGCAAAATTTCCTATAATGAAAAGCAATATAATTAATCAAATAGATCTTTTAAAATATGAAATCGGAGGTAAGTATAATTTTCACACAGATCATTTTAGCACTACTGCTAGACATTTAAGTGTTATTATGAATTTAAATGATAATTATGAAGGTGGAGATTTAATATTTGCAGATCAAAAAGAAAAAGAAATTAAAAGATTAAAATTAACTAAAGGTTCAATTGTATTTTTTCCAAGTAATTTTATGTACCCTCATGGTATAGAACCTATAACGAAAGGAACGAGGTATAGTATAGTTGCATGGCTTCAATAAATCAAAAGGAGGATAAATTAATGAAAGAAAAACCAGAGATAAAAAGAGAGGGTAAAGTAGAAAACTTTATAGGTGTATACGATAATTATATTTTACCTGCAGAATGTGACAAAGCTATAAAGTTATTTGAGGATCAGGATAAGTTTAATAAAACCATGAACAGACAGGTTTTTGAAAATGCTTCTACACTTGATAAAAAAGACAATCAATTTTTTGCAGAATCTAGTAATATAGATATTTGGTGGGAAGAATTAAAAAGCATGATAATTAATTATGACATGGCTTTTACAGACTATCAAAAAAAGACAGGAGCCTTAGAAGCTTATGGTGTAGATAAATTTTATTATACTAGTTTAAAAATACAAAAAACATTACTTACAGAAGGATATCACGTTTGGCATATAGAACATAACAGAGGACATGATAATGAAGCTCGTGCTTTTGTTTTTTCTATATATTTAAATGATGTAGAAGAAGGTGGTGAAACAGAATTTTTACATTTTTCTAAAAGAGTAAAACCTAAAAAAGGTAGAATAGTTATATGGCCTGCAGCTTTTCCTTATGTACACAGAGGTAATCCACCATTATCAGGTGAAAAATACATTTTAACTTCTTGGATGATGTTAAAATAAATGAATAGTTTTGATCCTTTCAAATATCAAAATTGTTTTCACACATATAAATTAAAAATTAAAGCAGAGGAAATTAATCAAGTTTTAATTTTAGTTAAAAATTTAAATACTGGTAATCAAAAAACTACTTACAACTATTTAAATGTTTTAAACTTCCCTCTTTTAAAAAAATTAAAAAAACAAATTACAGACATATTGGATAAACATAGCTTATTATTAACTGATAATTGGGCTCAATTATATAATAAAAAAAATAGTCACGGTGTTCACACTCACGGAGGGTCCGTTTATTCAGGAATATTTTATATACAGGGATCAAGTCCTACTATATTTTATGATAGAGACTATGAAAGCTACGCTAAAAAATTTATAAAAAATGAATTACTTTTATTTCCTTCGTGGATTCCTCATGAAGTAAAACCTTTAAAAATTGATGAACAAAGATTAATAATATCTTTTAATACTATGAAGAATAAGAAGTAGGTCTTGAACCTTTTTCAGATTCATCTCTTGGATCAGCATCCCAATCGCCTTGCAGTTTTTCTAAATGAGCTGCATCCCATTTACTAGAAAATTGACTTATGTCTCCTAAATTTGCATCTGCATAACTTGTGTGTGGAGTTTCATCTCTGTATTCTACTTCGTCAGTAGTTACTGATGTGCCATGTTGAATAGCCCAAATGTTTGAAAATTTTTCTTGGCCCCAAAAAGAATCATCTTCGATTCTATAACCTACACCTTCATTGGGAGAAGCTCCCTCTGCAAAATTTTTAATTATAGCTTTGTCTTCGAATATTATTGTCCAGTTTGCGTTTGTTGCCATTTTCTTTCTCCTATGTTTTTATAATATAAATTAACGTTAAGTAAGGTTGTAATACTGAATTAGCTGATCCAGTAAAGTTACTTGAAGTTGAGCTTGAAGCGTTACCACTACCACTAAATGTTGCACTCATGTTGTGAGAGTGACCTTGACCTGATCCAGTGTTTGCAATAGTAAAATTTGAGTTTGAGTTATTACTTACTCTAGTATTTCCAATAATGGCTGCAGGGTCAAAAGTACCACCAGCTTGACTAGGGTTGTAATTGTGATTGTGAGAAGCAAGTTGTCCAGTAGATAAAGAAGCATTTCCTGTTGAACCTCCAACGTTACCTGAAACGTTGATGTTTGTATTAGTATTACTAGACACGTTACCAGAGTTAGATACAGTATTAGCTCCTCCAGTAGATGCTAAAGCTTTAGTTCCTGATTTACCTACAACAACTTCGTCTTGTAAATCTGGTAAGTTAAAAGTAGATGATCCATTACCTGCTCCATAAGTTGTTCCTATCACTGCAAATAAAGCTGAGTAAGTTGATCTTGAAACGGCTGAACCGTCACATTCTAAAAAACCTGTTGCTACACTTGATTTTGTCCAAGGAACTACTGTTCCTGTTGGGATACCACCTACAAGAAGCGTTCCCGCATTGATCATTTCTGTTCCACCTGAAAATAGTGCCATTATGAGTCTCCTTTTACCTTGGATAAATTAATTTTAAATTTTTCTCCAGATATATTATTAATCATAAATATATCATTTTCGCCTTCTTGTAAAGTCCAATTCCCTTTGGTTCCATCCACCACATTACCTTTTTCTTTAAACTTATTAGTAAGATGTAAGTCACCTGTATATATGTCTCTAAAAACATTTCCAGAGGCCCCTAAATCATAAGTATCATTAGCACCCGGTAATATATGCCCTGAAACTCTTAAAGCCCCTGTTGAACTAAGAGCTTCGTATATATCTGATCCATCAGTATATAATATTTTTTTACCTTTATCAGCTGTTCCCCAAGTAACACCTGATCCACCACTTGGTTTAAATGTTACAGTAAATGCTCCTGTAGTATTGTTTTCTACGATATAAGTTTTTTCAATAGTCTGTGGAATTGTAACATCTATATTTTGACTAATAGTTCCTGTTAATTTTATTATTTGGTTTTTACCATTAGACAAGACACCATTAGAAAATGTTAAAGTTGCACCACTAGTTGTATTTACAGTAACAGCTTCATAACCACCTATTGCTTGTTCTAAAATAAGTAAATTAGTATTTGTAAATTGTCCCCAAGTTCCTGGATTTTCTCCAGTTGCTTGCACTGTTAATTTTAAACTTGCTGATGTAGTATTTGCCATAGTTTTATTTTATTGTATTTTTAATCAAAATCAAGCTACTTCTTGCCAGCCAGGAGGATTAATAGGAGCATTGCCTCTAGAAACTTCACTCCATATTGTTAACCTACTACCAGTTGATTGAGTTATAGTCATAGGTATTCCTGTTAGTATTGCTAATGAATCTGGTGCTGATGCAGTTCCTTCCTGCATAGTCATCGCTTGACCAGTTAAATCTACTAAAGTATTAGCATCTAAAACAGCTGTACCAAGAGCTGCTGTCATAGCAATACCTGTTTCAATGACGTTAGCATCTCCAGCAACTGTTGGAGCATTTTCTTGCATAGTCATTGCTTGACCAGTAACTGAAACATCTACATTAGAAAAAGCAACAGTGCTTCCTAAGTTTATATTAAATCCAATTCCTGTTACATCTTCTGTTGTAACATCAGTAAACGCTTGAGCAGTTCCTAAAACTAATGGTGTTGAAAATCCTGTTTCAATAACGTTAGCATCTCCAGTAACACTTGGAGCGTTTTCTTGCATCGTTAATGGGAATCCTGTTAAAGCAACAAGAGCATCTGCTGTAATCTCTGTAACATTACCAAGTGACATAGGAAGAGGGAAAGTTCCTACGATTCCACCAACTGTAGCTTCAACTTGTACGTTTACTCCATCAATAGTATTGGAGCTGAGTGTAGCAAAAGGTGATTCACCAAATGCATTTAATGTATCTTGTTGAGGAGTTATGTTTGCAACAGTTAAATCAAAACCTGTTACAGGGACATCAGAGTTACCAATTGATTCAGTTGTAGTTCCTAAAGTATTTGTTAAAGCTTGTCCTGTTACATCTATAAAAGCCCCTGCAAGACCGGAAAGAGTACCTGTTGCACCAACCATTGGTTGACCTGATACAGATACGTTAGCGTTTCCTTTAATTACACTAAGTGAATTTTCTTGTGCAGTTAATGCAATACCAGATGGATATGCAATTACGCTTGAAGCGTCAGCACTAAATGGTGCTTCTGAATATGCGGTAACTCCCAAAGCCATGGAATTACATCTCTTCTAGTTTAAATCTGTATTTTTTACCTGATTTGTTATTTAAAATAAATAAACTTTCTTCACCCTCTTGAATAGTCCAATTACCTTTTGTGCCATCAACAGCATTACCTTCAGCTTTAGCTTCGTTAGTTAAGTGTAAGTCTCCAGTGTATATGTCTCTCCACACATTACCTGATGCACCTAAGTCATGAGTGTCATTAGC